TACTAGACAAAGTACTATAATCAGGAATGATGGAGATGTCCCAACTCCTGCTATCTTTGAGTTTTTAGGCCCTGCAATTAATCCTAAAGTAACTAATGATATTACTGGGGAATACATTAAGGTAAATAGAGAAATTGCTGAAAATGAACGACTTATAGTTTCAACTAAATTCGGAGACAAGAAAGTGATATTAAAAAACATTGTAACAGGGGAAGAAACTAATGCCTTTGGCTGGATAGACCTAGGTAGTACTTTCTTCCAATTGCAAGTAGGGGATAATTTAATATCGTATAGTGCTGATATGGGGCAGGAGACTGCTAGAGTATGGATTAAGTGGAGAAATAGATATATGGGGGTGTGATATATGGTACCCATTAGAATTATGGATATAAATTTTAATCCCTTAGGGGAGATTGATGACTACCTTAGCCTCATATGGGTTAGAAGGTGGCATAAACCTGGGGAGTTTAATCTGTATCTAGATATTAATAGCCTTTATGCTAATACTTTACAAGAACAATGTGGGTATTATAAAATATAAAAAACTGGCTTTGGGTGAAGAAGATGAAGATATGGCCGAATCTGTTTTAATTCGGGGATTAACCCTTTCATCTTTAGTGAACAGACGAATAACCCTACCCCCACAGGGACAATCTCATGATACTATTCAAGGGACTGCTGAGACTGTAATGAAACATTATGTAAAAAATAATTGTGTTAATTCAACTGATATAAAAAGAAGAATACCCAGACTAGTTGTGGCTGCTGATTTATCCAGAGGGGAAGAGTTAACCTACCAAAGCAGGCTAAAAGCTCTTGACCTAGAGTTAGAACAGCTTTCCCTTATTAGTGGATTAGGTTGGGATATAAATCCGGACTACTCTACGGGCAATTTAGTATTTGATGTTTATGAAGGTAGAGACCTAACTCAGGAGCAAACAATCCATAATCCTGTGATATTCAGTATAGACTTTGACAATATAAAAGGTCAAAATTATGTAAGTAGTTCTATGGATTATAAGAATCAAGCTTATGTGGGG